CGTGGTATACGCGAGTCTTGACAGCAAAGATGCGGCCTTGGTTGCCAAGACGCCTCTTGCTATGACGCTTGCGGCTCCCGATATGGATTCTGCTTCTCAGTTGGAAAAAGACGTTCCGGCTGGCACGATGCTGAATCTTTCGGTGCAGACGATCGGCGCTGCGGTGCTTACGCTCGCGGCGGTCATGATCGAGTGGTATCCGCTCTGATCCGTTCTTGAGATTGCGGCGGCGAGTCTTCGGATTCGTCGCCGCATCTTAATACAGGAGTAAACAAGATGGGCATGATGTTTGCGCGACGCAGGATGGAAGCGGCTAAAGAGCATATGGCGAACAAAGCCAAGGCTCATGAAGAGAACCATAAAGCGGTTCATGAGGCCGCTAAACAGGCCCAGGACGACAAGAAAGCCGTGAAGGTGGTCAAAGATGCCTCTGTCAAGCCAGGAGCAAAATAAGGTCATCCAGCTTCTAGGGTATGGTGGCAAGACCATTCAGGCCGGATCTGTCATTTACAACAAGGTTTTAAATGACAGATTGCATCAATTGCCGCCAGATACCGAGGTCTTGATTAGGTCATATCTTGCCAGCATTACCGGAATTGAAACGCAAATGACGGACGCTCAACCGCGCCTAGCTGCATCGAAGGTGCAGGATCTCGAAATGAATTTGCGTGAACTGCAAATGTTACGCGCAGAGCGAAAAAAGATTGCACGAGAAATTGCGGCGCATCTTGATATTCCGTATCAGGGTGTTGGCGGCGTGAATGTCGGAGTTTCTAATTGACGACATATCCGGCCGGCATCAACAAAGCGATGCTGAAAGGAATCGACGCTATATTGAGCGTTCGTGATGTTGTTGGCGCGATTATTCAGCCCATCTTTTTTGTAACGCGCACATGGTATTCAGATTCAGGACTTACTATTGCGGCAAATCAACCGGAAGGCTTTGCCAAGGATTCGGTTGTGCAAGTCCTGCCATCACCAGGGATGAAGCAATTCAACCAAGACATTCGCTTACGGGAAGGCGGATCAATCAAGGCTGGTGATATAATTTTAACTGCACTTTCAAAAAATAAATTTGCTGAATCTGATCTTGATGGAACATCATCATCTGGAAATATTCAGAAGTTTTATCTGATCGGTGTTAAACTGTATCAGGTAATCAGTGTCACGCAAAGACACGTCACTTTCGACGTTCAGGTGCGTGAGTTGACAAACCAAGCGCGCTATTCTTAGGAGGTATCCATGGGTGCTGAAGTTGGTAAGAAACAGTTGCTGAATGCTCAGGGCGAATATGCCAAGCTTCATGGTGAACTCGAAGCCACGAGCGGCCACGGCAAGGCCGCGACTGACGATGAGGCTCTGGATGAGAAACGGCATGATCGTTCTTTCAATCCGGTTGACGAAGCGGAACGTGGTTCCGTTTCTTCGAAACTGAATGAAGACGCTGGCCGTTATCGCAAAGGCCCAGGTCCGATGTAATTAATGCTGGCGGGTACAGGACTCGCCAACATTTTTTGAGGTCATCATGTCAAAAACGTGCGATGAACTCAGCAAAGATTACAACCGTCATTCGGTAGGCTTGAAAGGCGGAAAATCTCCGCGTGACTTGAATAATCCATCAACAAATGTTTTGAGCAAGTCGATCAGTGATGGTGTTTCGAAAAGTCTTTCAAAGGACGCTCATTCAAAACTCACGAACAAAGGCGAGCCGGATAAAACTCCTTTTTCTTCCAGCGGGGGTTGAATGTCTGATGTTGTTCGCTTCATCAGGAGAAACGGAAGAGTAATTCCGATTCATGCGGCTGGTGGATCTGTTCGAGCGCATAAGGTTGGAACAATTGTTGCACGCGGAACTATTGCCGGTGCTGGCGCAGTAGCGATAGCAAAACACGGATCGATCAAGCCAAAGAATGCGGCAATCAAGGTTAATCGTGGTCTAGACCTGCTTGGTCTTGGTCTTTCTGTGGCTGGAGGTGTAATTGGTGCTGCAACATTTACATCTGGTGTTAAGGGATTCATTGGCGGAACCGCTGCATCTTACGGCTTGGACGTTGCCGGGATTTCTGCGAACGTCGCAAGCGTTGCCGGTAAAGGCCACCTTAAAGAACGTGTAATTCAAGGCGAAAAGCAAGAGGTTAGAAATTTTGCAGTTGGTAATGCAATTTTTCTTGGCGGTCTTGTCGGAATAAAAAAGAACAGACAAGAAATTGCTGGTATTGCTAAAAAAGGGATTCATTACGCCGCAAAGATTCTTTCATTTGCCAGGAAAGGTTTGCGTGTTGTGTGATTCGATTTATTAGGAAAGCCGGAAGAATTATCCCGATAAAAGTAAGCGGAATGCAAAAGGCTATTCCTACAGAAATTGAACACATTGTCGAAGTTCGTAAGGAAAGAAAAATTGTAAAATTAGGAATTCCAAAAGATGAATTACATGGAACATTTTGGAAATACACAAAAGAAAGATCAAAAAAAACAGGTAATGATATTGCAAGGCGTATTTCAGTATTCAGAAAAAAGGGAATAATGAAATGAAATTCATTCGCAATCTTTACGCACGTTGCAAATCGTGGCCGTGTTCCTCTTTCGTTTTCTGCTCGCACAGGACTTAAGGGTGCGGCAATTATGGGCATTATTAGCGGTGGAATTCGTACGGCAATGACAGTAAAGCGTTCTAATGCAAAAAGAAAATGACAGTCAAGACAGTTGACCTTGCAGATTTTGCCGAAGAACTTGGAAAGTTTTCGACACTTTCTATTTCAAAAAAAAAGAAAGCTGTTGTTAGGGGAATAGCAAAGTCAATGCCTGATCTTGTGGCCGCAAGTCCTGTTGATACTGGATTGTATGCACAATCTTGGGATATGTCGATTCAAGAACAATCTGTCATTATCGGAAACTATGCGCCATACGCTGGCGTGATTGAGTTTGGAGCAAGGCCGCATAAAACGCCTATTGGTCCATTGCTCGCATGGGCAAAGCGTGTTCTTGGTGATAAGTCGCAACCAGAAAGCGGATATTCAAAACATGTTTGGGCTCTCGCGCTTCATGTGCAAAAGAAAATCGAAGCTGAAGGTCAGTTGCCAAAACACATTATGGAAAAGATGATTCCAAAAATAATTGAGAACATCAAAGAGGAATTGAAACTTGTCTAACGCTGGTGATGTTCCTGATCAGGCCATTGCTGCGCTTGCCGATTTCTTGAGCGCACAAATCTCAGGTCTTACAGTTCGTCAAGAGTGGCCATATGCAAACGAAAAGTTGCAATATCCTAGCCTGACAATATCGACGAACAATCCAAAGCGACTTCCGATTGATCCATATCAGATTTCTCAATCTGTTCCTGATATTGATGGAAACACAACAGTAAAAACTGCGATTGCGTTTTGGGAGGATACTTTTCAGCTTGATCTTTGGTGTTCAAATAAACTTGAAAGAAAGACATACACGCAAGCAATAATTGATGCGTTTAACTCGCAAGCAAATCTGAATACTGTCAATCTTGTTCTTACTGGTAACTTTGCCGATCTTTGCGCGTTTGAAATTGAAAATGTAAAATGCATTGACAATGAACGTGCCGCCGAGACTCAAGAACGTAGAGAAATGATCACTGTTTTAGTTAATTGTAGAGAGATTAGACAAACAATAGTTCCTGCCATGATTCACATTGAAAGTACTGTAGATGTGAATAATGACTTTTGACTTTGCCGCTCTGTTAAACTACAATTCGATCAAACCCTCTTGTGTCCATGATGGGCGCTATAACTCCAAGGGAAGGGGTAAAATATGAGCATTTTCAGTTCTACGAATCCTGTTGATTGGGGCCAGCTTGACGGGATCTATATCGACGATACGGCTCCGCCTCCGTCTGTTACTGGCGTTGCTGCGAACACGGCCATTCTTGTTGGTCAGTTCGAGCGCGGCGCGGCTGGAATTCAGACGGTCGGTTCTGTTGGTCAGCTTTATCAGCTTTATGGAAATAACATTTCATATCCTGGTCAGGTTTCTCTTCTCAACAAGAAATTCGGAATGTTGAAAATTGCTCGCGTGATCGCGTCTGACGCAGTTAAGGCGACGAAGACATTCAGCCATGGCGCTACGGCGATCATTGCCTTTACGGCTCTGTGGAAGGGCGTATATGGCAATAGTCTGAAGGTGACTATTGCTGCCGGATCTTCGCA